ATGCAGTCTGAACTATCTTTTTCAACAAGGGATGAATTTTCTAGAAAACCTATAGCAGAAAAGCTTATTAATTTACTAGGAAGTGATATTGACCTTTCACCAGTAGTGATTAATGGTGATTGGGGGACAGGTAAAACTGAGTTCTGTCTTAAAACAATTCAAGAAATGAAAGTGAGTAATGAGAAACTAAAATGTGTTTATATTGATGCTTTTAATGCTGATAGTTCAGATGAGCCTATTTTAACATTAATTGCAGCTATAGTTTCATTGTTTCCAGATAAAGAAGATAAAAAATCCATAATAAACAAGGCAATACCTGTTATTAAATATGCATCAAAGGTTTTGCTTAATGCTAGTACCACTTTAATACTTAAAGAAAATGCAGAAAAACTAGGCGAAGATTTATCGGAAGCTTTAAAAGATCAAACCGCAACAGCAATAGATGCGACTATTGATAACTTATTAGATACACATGAAAAATCTACTGAGAATATTTCTGCGTTAAGGAGTATTCTTGAATCATTGGCTCGTGATAACCCTGTTATTGTTTTTGTTGATGAATTAGATAGGTGTAGACCTAATTATGCTTTGAAAATGATTGAATCTATAAAACATATTTTTGATATAAAGAATGTTAAGTTTGTATTGGTGACTAACATAGAACAACTATCCTCATCAATTAGTAAAGTATATGGCGAATCAATAAATGCAACTAGATACTTGGAAAAATTTATTGGTTTTAAAATAAATCTTCTTGAGTACCATAAAAAATATGATGAAAGAATGTATAGCAATTCAATTTCATATTTCAGCTATTTAGTTAAAGGAAATAAAAATTTAAAGATATTATCTACACCTGGATATGAGGGGTTTATCTCTTATTTAATAAAAGAATGCCAATTTTCTTTACGTGATGTAGAGAAGCTTTTTAAATATTTAAAAATTTATCAACATACTAGTAATAGCTCCATTGAAGAAAATTCAGCTTTTGTATTAGTTATTTATAAAATTCTTGGGGTCTTTATTTATATGTTAAATGATAACTTAAAAAATAGAATTATAACTGGAAATTATACATGTGAGGATATACTTTCAGTTATTGGTATTGAAAAAAACAGTTTTGACAAAATATACTCAGAACAAGTCAATCACATTGCTAATGCAATAGTCTTCCCTCTTTTAAAAGGGGCTTATGATTATGCTATTTATAGAGCTAATAATGTAGAGCTAATCAATTTGTTAGAGAAAAAATGGAATTCAGCTCGAGATAGAATCACGTCTGATTATATGTTTTTTGAAGACGAAGAAGCAATGGAAATGATTAAAGATACTCTGTATAAATTAATGTTATTATGAATTTCATTTTTTAATTTATTTCAAGCCGCATGATTACAGGCTTTTTAAAATCATTCGGTTAATATCGCGATCCAATGAAACCCACGTAAAATAGAAATTTATTTTATCTTTCATCGGGTTGTGTTTTTAACGCGATCCATTTCGTGATCCAAAAACTGAAATCCACTGAAATTCTTTTCACACATTTCAGTTTGAGATTTTCGGCAACTCCCTAGTATTGGCGCGGCTTGGCGATATGTTTTGTAGAATTTTAAAACTGAAATAATTTTTAGATCCAAATTGTGCAGGCGGGTGCGGTGTAGTGCATTTTACGTGGTAGGTAACTTTATTTCGTGGGGTAGCACTGCATCTGCGCCATGCTGTTGATGTGATCCAAATGAAAGGTTGCTTGATGTGGTTTGGTTGTCGGTAGGCTGTGTGTGCATCTGGTGAGGTATTGTAGGCACAAAAAAGCCCAACTGGTAAGGTTGAGCTTTTTGTTTAGTAATTCCGCATTTCTACATTATTTTTTATATAAACGTAAAAAACAGAATCCCGATATTTTCCCACTAACGTATTAAGTCTAATATTGTTTGGTGTTAACCTCAACCAATAACTGGCTGATACTTTTCTTTTAGGCCATCTGACTTAGTTGCCGTGCCTTTGATGGCATTGGCATTTAGTGGTATACCTGTGTTGTGGTGGCTGTGACTGGCGGTGAGTTCGGCCAACTCTTTCACAATATCCAATGTATCAATCATCAACTGCGCTACGTTAATTTCTTGGCTACCAATCCAAACAACCGGTGCAATGATTTCTTGTTTGGTACCCGCGATACTCTGCTTAAGTGCGCCTACCTTTTCAATCAGCTTTTGGCCAATGGTGAGTGTGATATCTTCGGTAATATCAATCTCTGCTTTTTTGCCGATGCTGGCCACAAAACTGCCTTTTGACGCAATGCTGTAATCACCGTCGGCTATTTGTTGGATTGCACCAGCCAGTAATGTTGCGGTGCCAAGCACCATGGTTTTATCGGTGGCTTGAATAGTGGTGTCTCGGGTGACTAACGTGCGCTGTTCGGTGTCTGCGGTGACTTGCCGATGCATGGATGACTCACTGATAGTCTGGTCTGTTTGTCGTTGCCAACTGCCATCTTGCGTGATGCGCTGGGAAACTTCTTGCCGTTGCTGCTGCAATTGCTCACCTGGTTGGATATCGGGTAGCGTGTTTCCCTGGCTAAGGGTTTGGCGAATAAATGGCTTATCAGGACGGCCACTTTCAAAGGCAATTTCCACGACGGTACCCACGGGCGGATATTGGAATAAGCCACTCTCACCCCCTGCCATTGGCAGCGGCAATGGTACTGCACGGTAAATTGGGGCACTGGATGGGTTCCCGTCGGCATCCAATAATTGCACATCAACCGCATAGCGAGGGCGGTACGGGTCAGAAATATCACCGGCACGAACGGGTTCGCTATGGGCTTCAATACGGGCGGTTTTTGGTAGGTGTAAACCTGCGGCTAGCTCAGGATAGGCATTGTCGATTTGGTTTTGAACGGGGCTCTTGTTAGCGGGTTTCCCTGTGATTTTATTGGTGATTGCCCACGTGAGCGCCATATCTTCATTGATAAGGTTCACTTTGTGCAGGCGTTTGCCATTTGCATTCACGCCTGGTCTTAATGATTGCACCATCGGAATGGTCATACTGTTCCCACCTGCCTGTGAGGTGGCAAATTCATTCGGGATTTCTACGGGTTTATTGGCAAATAGCGAATGTGACCAACTGCCCACATACACATGGCCATTGGGGAGCTGCTGCCACACATAATCATCAATATTGAATACATGCCCTAAGTTGGCCAATAGCTGGTAACCCGTGCCGCTGTGGGTAAAGTGAGGAATAGGCTCATTCACATAAGGTGCATCGGGTAATTGAAAGGTTAAGCCGCTTTCTTTTTGCAGGTGTTCAGCAATAGTGCGCAAAGTGGGATGCTGAAAAGAACATGGCCACTCACGTTCAAACACGCCAACCAGTTCACGAATAAATAACCGTTGGAATCCATTGGATGAGGGCTGCGACCGCTCCACAAACCCTGTGAAATAACGCAATAATAATTCGGGATAACCGACATCAAGACGTACTAATTTCCCCGTGTAGTCCTCATCGGTTTTCACGGTGACAAAGCCACGCCCTGCGGCTGAAAGCTCTAACATAATGTTGATATCGGTGACCTGAATTTCGTCACCGGATAAATACAGTCGATTGATGGGTTTCATTCCCTTTACTCCAACGAATCGTTAATCGGTTTTAACACTTTTTCTTCAAACCAGGTTAATTGATCGGCTTCATCGGATGCCCCTGATTGAGCACCTTTTGTTGCGCTGCCGCCTTGCGTTTTTCTGGCCACTTTGCTGTTAGCTCGCGCTTCACGTTTTTCTGATACCGATAAATGCTCACGCAAGGTAAAGGTAATTTGCCACGCCTGTTTCCCTTCAATTTTGCTGGCATCAATGGAATTGGTGAATGTACCAATGCGAAAATTAATGGCTTGAGCCGTCAAGTTCGCCACACGATAACGTTTTAAATTGCCGTTTTCTTTGGCTTCCGCTAACGCAAAAAGGCGCGAAAACGCCTTATGTTCCGTAAAAGGTAAAATGCCTGTGATACGCAACTCTTTGGGCTTGATGCCTTGTTCTGCCACGGCCGTACTGGAAGATTGCCCCGATTGGTCTTTATCCTGAAATATCATACTTGGCGTAACGGCCAAGTTTTTTAGTGGGATAGCTTCACCGTTCAGGGCAAGGGTGATGGTCTGTGTCATTTAACATCCTTGTTAAAGCGTGAATTTCATTGCCGACAAATAAGGTCGCGAGGGTAAATATAGCATCAGGTTCAGGAATATTTTTTCGCATTTTATCGGCCAAAACGCTGGCATCATCCGTGCCCGCAAATGCCCAAACCGTGGCTGATTGGCCTAAAAGTCCGTTTAAGGCATCGCTCATCTGTTTTAAGGCATTGTCCTTTTGTTTACTGAAATCCGATAGTGCCGATTTCATGCTATCTAATCCGCTAGTCTGGTTTGCGCCTACTTTTGCCGCTTCAATTAACTGTGCGTTAGACACCATACGGCTGGTTGCGGTTGATAAGGATTGTGGCAAAGGTAAGCCGCCAATCATTTTCCCTGGCAATTGCATTTTTGTGGTGGCCAACGTGTGTGCGGTTCTGGCCATTCGCTCGACTTGGGCAAAAGCAGGCAGCGGAAACACAGCCGAAAAAGCCGATAATTGCTGCATAAATTCAGCAAATGATTTCCCTGTGACCATTAGTACCAATGCAGAAACCTGGCCTGCATTGGTGAGTTTGTCCGCTAAATGGTTAATCGCATTGGTTGGGCTGAGGTAGCTGCCTGAGCTATTCGCTTGCCCAACACCATAAATAAACGGATGCACAGGTAAAATGGAACAGGTGATCAGCGGCAAACCTGCCGCCATTTTCATGCTTTGTTTATGCCATTGATAACGGGACTCAGTCATTGAGGTTTCTCTGGCCAATCAATATCCGGTGCAGCTGAAGTGTCGATACGGTTTAAAGCAACACGATACTGCTTCCATGCATTTAACTGCATAAGCTCTTTGTCCGTTGCGATGCCTAAATCAATGGCGTCTTGCAAAGGTGCAATGGCGAAAGATGCCTCATTAAATGCATCTTTCTTTTTATATTCCGCACAGACAATGAATTGTTGTTTAGATGGCATCGGACTAGCGATTTTTAAGGCTTCCGCCTCAGTAATCGGTATTAAGTCCTCACGAATTAGAAAACCATCCATATCCGTTTTATCATACGCATATACCTGATTTATATTATCTTTATAATATTCCATGATTACCTTAGCTCCGACCAATAAATAAAACTTTCAACCTTGTAATAGTGACCAACAGGTACAACAAAGTTATTTGAAATACCTGCTTCTCCACTGGTATTGCCGACTTTCACCCACGATATTGAATCTGTAGACACCCATGAATACTTCCCTCTCTGTGGTGATGAGTCATTAAAAACAGCGATAGGTTTCCCCGTCGTATTTTGATAAACCACATTGGCTTTACGTTGTGAGGTGAAATCTTGCCATTTTTGCCCATACCCAAATCCACTACCTGCGCCAATCTTTTTATCAATATCAGCACGGTTGTATGTTTCCGTTTTTCCAAATGCTCCCACATCCCCCGCACTTAACGTAATATCCGCAGTTAACGGTTTACCATTGACTTTGCGGCCATTTGGCACACGGCCATTAGCATTATTATTTGCATTAGTTGCGGCAGTACTGGCGGCATTCGCTTTATTTTGTGCGTCGGTACCTACTTTTTTTGCATCCGCAACTTTCGTATCTGTTTCTATTTTGTCATACGCCCCCACATCACCTGCACTTAACGAAATATCCGCACTCAGTGGTTTGTTATTCACTTTTCGCCCGACGGGCACCGCGCCAATACTGGCAGGAGTAATGCGGATTAACTTCCCTGTTGGTTTACTCATTTTGTTACCTCAATAGAAATAAAATCGCCATTTTTTAACGTTTCGGCCAAATACAATGTGGTTCCCTCTACCGTGTACGCATAGCCTTGGGGCTGGGTGATACCATTAATTTGCACTGATAACACCGCCACATTGCCAATGTTGAAAGAAACCTCGCCACCCTTGACCGTTGGAATAATGGACATCACCTGAATATGGGCGTTATCGCCTTTTTCACCGTCATTGACGACGAAAGAAACAGGCGGCAAGTTAGTGCCAGCACTGTTTTTAAATGTCAGTGTGACCGTGCGACCTTTCGCCATGTATCACCTCACGGGTTTTCTTTAACTTGTACCGAGACACTGACGATACTGGCACCTTGGGCGCCATTACTTCCGTTTTTCCCATCTGCACCATTGGTGCCGTTCTTACCATCAGCGCCTTTTTGCTCGGCAAAAAATTGCGTTTCATTTTTTGTCGCATTCCCTGGAAGCTTTTTCCAGACCTCAAAGGCGGATTCACCGTCGCTCACATCAAAAGATGCAGGTAAAGTTTTACCGTCAGAGGTTTTAAAATTCAGTGTGATAGTGCGTTTAATTGCCATGTTCGCTATTTCCCTTTAATGGTGGTTTCGACTTCAATATCGTGAATGTGCTGCAACTGCTTTTCTGAAATAAAAATGTTTTCATCGGAGCCGATAACCGCCAAATTTTGGCTATCTGCGCTAATAAAATCCTTTCCCTTTAAGTTATTCACCGTGGTTCTAAGTGCCTCCACTTCATCGCGTAAAACATCAGTCTCAGAACCGGCATGTAACGCACGCTGGCTAATCACCGGCACATTAATCAGTACCTCAATGTGGTCGTCTTTTAGTAACGGCTCGGCTAAATAAACCGTGTTATTTTCAACGGCAAAAGAGTAATTGGCGTATTGCTCAAGGCCATTAATAAACAGCAAGCAATGATGAAATACCTCGTTTGGGGTGAGGGTAGTTTCATTGCCTTTGGCAACATAGCGCCATGATTTCATCTCACTTTTTAGCGCATATTGCTGTTTGATTTGCGCGATGCTTTGCTCCCATTTTGCCCCTTGAGGGCGTAAATCGGTGACTGCCCCAGTTTTATCAATCGCTGCGATGGCAAACACAAAATGGGCATAGCCGCTGGTATCTACATAGTGTTTAAGTTGATTGCCCGTGGTGAGTTTAACCACCGTTTGCCATTGGCTGAGTAAGTTACCCTGATAGCTGAAATCCGCATAAATGTAAGTATCACGCAGTTTATTGAATACTAGGCTTTTAGCCAGTTCACCCCGTAATCCGCCCACATAGGCTAAACCGCTATTCACGGTAAATTGTTCGCCATCGCGGGTGACTTCAAAGGCAGAGCCAAAGAAAGCTGCTTCCCCGTAACTGTCGGTATTAATTAGCCGCTGCGCTTCATCAATTCCCGTTAGGCGTGCGGTGAAATCAATTTGCCAGGTTTCTGCGGTGGTATTAATCGCGGTATCTTTAGCCGCTACGTCAAACTCCAGCAAAAACGAGCGGGTTAAGACGTTGCCCTGTTGCCCACCTTGTGTGCGCAGTTTCTTTTGTGTCGGGGCATGGGTGATCATCGTCACTGAGTTACTAGTTTTGTTTAACAATCCAATCCAGTTAAATTCAAAATCACCGATTTCAGTACCTAGTGTCACGCTGTAAACCACGGCATTTTCGCTAACCAGTCCCGCTTTATTTATCGCTTGGCGATGCACGATGTGTTTGGCATCGGGCAGTTGTTCAGTGCGTTCAATGGGTTTCTTTGGGTCTAAATTTGGCACTAAGGCAAACACAAATTCATCTAAAATGATGGGCTTACCTGTTGCGGCTTCCTGCGCTTTGTAGTGCTCAAATTCAAGGGTAATGACTGATGACATAATCTATCCTTTTAATGATGCCCCATAGGTCATATTGGGTGCGCTGCTTCCTTGCAGCGTCGCATAACTGGTTTGAATATCATTGGCGATTTCACCGACTCGTAGCGTCAAAATAGGCACGGGTAATTTCGCGTGATAGCTGATGTGCTCGCCCTCAATGCTGCCCACTCGCATATTCAGTTGATAATCGTTAATCACTTCAAACTGATAGCGTCGGCACGTGCGCCCATACTGGTAAATGATGTTAATCAGCAAATCAGGGGCGCGTGAGAGCTGCTCATCATTGAGCACTAGAATAATCACGTCCCAATCAATATGCGGCTGGCGCTCTTTAATCAGTACATTACCAATGCCTAACCGTTCAAAAATGGCAATAAACCCCGCCACGCTGCCACTGTCTTTGGCATTGATAAACGCGTATTTCACCCGCTTGCGGTACAAGTCCAATGGCTCACCATTGAAGCGCTGAATATCCCGCTGATACGCCAGTAAATTCAATAATGCTTCTGTGCAGGTTTCGGCATCCAATTGCGCTAATGGCCACGTTAGCCAGCCGTAAATCAATGACCAGAAACGACGTAATGCCGCCAGTAGCTTGGCGGGTTCGCCTTTGTCCATCCAACTTGGTAGCGCAAGGCGTTTAAGCTTTTCGTGAAAGTCAGACATTTTTCACCTCAACCACTAACGATGTTAAGCGGGGCACGTTGAGCTCGCTGGTGATATCTCCCAATGAAAAATGCAGTGACTGAATATCACTAAACTGTCGGTGCAGCTCGCGCCCCAAATTCGAAAATGAAAACCGTGAATATGGCCACGTCTGTTTGACCTGGTACAAACTGTTTTCACGAAAGGCACAGCGCACCAAATCATTCACCTCATTTTTTAAGCTGCTCAGTTGTTCCGCGCTAAAGTTGCCGATGTTATCGACGAATACAGTTAAAACTAACGCATGCTGTGTTTCTGGCATGGCAAAGCACTGCATGTCATCACCGTGGCCGTGATGGCCTTGTTTCATCACGTAGTCATTCACTTGGTCGATAAAAGGCTGACTTGCCACGCCACTGTCTAATAACAAATACGCATTGGCGGTACCCGCGCCACGGGGCGCATCATGCAAAAAGAAAATGCGGTCAATGCTCAAACCCACAAGGCTGGCTATCATGCCGCGATAAACCGCGTCCGTGTGGTAGTTCCCCACTAAATTGAATTGATTGCGGCAGCGGTCACGCAATTCATCATCGCTTTCGGCATCCGCGCCTGGCGTAGTTAACCAGTCATTTTCACTTTGCACCTGTTCTATCCCTGCGACGGCCACGGGCAAAATGCGAAAATAGCCTGGGGCGAGGTTATGAGCACCGCCTGCCATATCTGCCATCACAGGAATTAACTGGCTTTGCTGACCTGCGGCAATCTCCACGGCTTGAATGGTACTCACACTGTAAATCACCCCCGCGATGCGCTCGGTTTGAATGATGGTGCCTTTGGGCACGGTGACCGCGCTAGCGCCTGCCACTTTATAAAAGCGAATGACCCCGTGGGCTTGGGTGGCAGGTTTGCGGGTTAGGTTGACGCCCCAAGCAAATAAATCAAGCCATGCCCCTGATGCGGTGGCCAAATACATATTGCGCATGACGACATTGACTAAGGCCTCTTTTAGCCACATCACGGGCTTGGTCACGATGGTGGTAATCAGTCGCCAAAACGGGGACATCCGTGAGGTATTGGTCACTAACCCCTCATCGGCCACCACGTGGTTAAATTGCGCGTGAATTTCAGCCTCAGTGGTTGGCATCCCGCTATCTTGCAGGACTTTTTCATAATCAATGTCGAGTTTAGTCGCCATAATCCACTCCAACATCCATGCGGCCAAAATCGTAAGTTTCTGCGGTGATCCACAATTTCACGGGCGACTCTTCCTGAATAGAAATTGTCCCTGGGACAATGCGCTCGTCATTTTCCACAAGCATCTCAATTTGGTTACGAATATCTGCCAGTAACGTGGGGCTACGTTCGCCCACCAGTTGTGTGGCCAAGCCGCTTTCCATAATGGCATGGACACAATCTTGGGCGATAGAAACACGGTTATTGCACAAAATCGGCTCCTTACCCGAATTCAAGGTAAAATCACGTTGAGTGATTAATAAATCAATGTATTGGCTATCCATGCGCTAACATCTCATATTCGGTTAATTGTTGTGGTGATGGCATTGTTTCAACTTTAATGACCACATTTTCATAATTTCGACTGTTATCGACATGACTGGTTGTTGAACCCACGGCATTTTTCCCAATGCCATTTTTATCAATGCCTTTGAGCTGTTTGCCCGTTAATATTTGTGTATTGGTGATGGGCTCCGCTTGCTCAACTTGTGCCTGCATGAAGAGTTGTTGCTGGCGAATAATATCGACCGCGGCCATACCCTCAACATCCGGCACGCTATTTGTGGCTTGGGTGGCTGGAGTGTTGACTTCCATGCGCTCAATCTCAACACCGGGCAAATAATTTAAGGTATCGACAAACGAGTTATAGATATCCGCAAAGGTCTCTTTCACCCACGCCCACACATTGCCGAAAATATCGCGGATGCTGTTGGCGACGGCCTCAAAGGTTTCGGTTAATGAAAACTCACCAAACCAATTACACAAGGTTTCCCAACCGTCAGCGATCCACGCCCATACATCACTAAACACTTGGCCAACCATCATCACGACAGCCGCCAACACTTTAAATGTGGTGGTGTCTTGGATGGCTGCTTTTACTGCATCCCAGTGTTTAATCAGGTAATAAATACCCACGCCTAATAACGCAATCGCCCCAATAATCAAAATGATGGGCAAGCTCATCAAGTTGAAGCCAATACCTGCGGTGATGGCGGCCATTCGTAGCGCCAACAAAGTACCGCGCAACAGTTTTAAGGTAGCCTGCCAAATCACCATCGCTTTATTGGCCAGCCAGATAGCACCTGGGATTAATTTCAACGTGGCAAGGCTCAGTTTCCAGACCACCACTAACCCCGCCCAAATAAACTTGCTAATGCCCATCACGATATTGGCCATCGCTCCCGCAGCGGCCACGCCTGTGATACTGGTGGCGATATAGCCCACATACTTGGCGATATTGGGGAACAAGGTGAGCCAACGTTGGACGGTTTGCCCCATCTCCGCGATTTTATTCACCAGTGGATTAATGACAGGCAATAGCGTCATACCTACAGCTACGCGCACATTAGTCCAAATGGCCATTAAACGTTCCCACGGGTCGGCCAATTGCTCGGCCATTTCACGGGTACGTTTCATGCCATCGTTCGCGCCCAAGGCGGTGATGTTTTTGCGTAACACATCCACATCGCCATAGAGCTGCTTCACCACAATGGCCGAATCCCCAAAGGCGGCTTCAATCTCTTTTTGCGCCTTGAGGTTGCCATTAATGTTCGCGCCATATTTTTGCTGTAATTTGCCCAACATTTCAGGCAAGGAATTCATTTTTCCCGACGCATCGACAAAGCTCAGTCCCAGTTTTTTAGCACCATCTGCCGCGCCCGTCATAAAGCCCTCATAAGCGCTGCTGGCTTCGCTGCCCAATGTGCGCTGTAATTCCCCCAACACGGCCAGTTGTTCATCGATACCCACACCAAAGTGAGTCCCTGCCGACCTTGCGCCCTCCATTAACCCTGTAATGTCGGCCATTGAAGTACCAAAGGCTTGCGACATATACAGCGCTTTGCCTGCCAATTCTTCGGCAAATTGGCTTTTACCCACTTGGTTGGCGTAGGTGGAAAACTGCGAAAACATCTGCCCCATATAGGCTGTGGTTTCATCTGCGGTACTTTTTAAGGCGGTGGCCATGGTGTTGGTCACCGTGGCTAAATAAGGCAGTTCATTATCGGCCACGCCTTGAATGGCTTTGCGGATGGTGAGTGCAGATTGGGTAAACTCCACCGAGGACTTGCCATATTGCGCACTGAATTTCATGGCTGCTTGGGTGACGTTTTTCATCGCGCTAGCATCCACGCCTTGTAAACTGGCGGTTTGTAGCGCTTCATTCATTTGCAGCGCAGGGTCAAGTAGGCCTTTTAAAGAAAATAACGCACCCGCTAACCCTGCAACCCCAATGGCACTTTGGGTAAAGGCTTTTTGACTCTCATTGGCAAAATTGGATAACGCAGACTGAGCCTGTTTTAGCGGCTGCGTCACGTTATCAATTAAGCTTAAAGTAAAATCTAATGAGTTCATTTATCACCCTTTAACGCCAGTGCAATGCCGTTGGCCACGGCAATGCGCATATTTTCCCAATGTTGGTTATTCAGCCATGCAGCACGAGCCAAACTATCAATTTCGTCATTATCATGAGGATAGTAATGACGACGCAGCGCAATAAATTGCTCCAACTCATTACGCTCGATAGATTCAACCCGTGCCCTCAGTTTTTTACGCTAATTTCCAATTTCGGGGCGTATTGCTCATTGATGGATGAGGCGATTTGCAGCGCGGCACCTGGCTGTTTTAATAATTCATCCAACGCGTCTTTATCGTCTTTCACCACAATGCGACGTAAATAGGTGTGGGCAGGGGCAATTTTGTTGTCCATTGCCATTTCATTGATAAACCCGTTATAGGCGGTCATGTTGGGTTCGAAACGGTAATCTTTTCCGGCAATGTCTAATGTGATTGGTTGGCTCATGATTCAATTCCTTTTGCGGTTAATGTCATCCACTAATTGGTTGTGGCGTGCGGCACAATTGCCGTACAAGGTTAAAAACAGTTCTAACGGTTCACTGACGTGTTTGCCCGTTTGTCCGTTCAGTCTCGGCAACAAGATTGGGCACTTGGTTAACAGGTTTTCCTGATAACTCTCGCTCGATACGCTCGGTGGCGCGGTTGTACAAGCTGACAAATTCAGCACTAACACACACGTTAGTGAACACAGGTTTAATAACTTCGGTTCTGATTTCCCTAGGCGTTGCATTGGCGATATTCTCCAATTGGTTTTCAAGCTGACGCGCTGATTCACGGGAAATGGCTTGGGCTTCGGCTCGGGCTTTATCGCCTGCTCGTTTGGCAGCGCGTTCAATATTGAGCTGCAAGCTGTCGTGATAAAGCCCATTTACCCACCAACCTGCGCCAAAGGCCGCTATCCCTAACGCGAACACCAACGCAAGTTGTTTGGCCATTACTTCACCCCGTTATGGGCTAAACTGAAATGGTTGCCATCATTAAATCTGCCGCCCCAAGTGCCCCCGATAGATTCCCAATATTCGCCCAAGGGCAAATAGCTCGGGGTATCTTCACGGTACTGGCCGTTGATAAATAGATTAAAGTCCACGGCTAAACGTGAGGTGTGCAAACTGTTTTTGATGCCTTTGCCTGTTTTGGCATTGCTACTTGCTTGCTCGGTGGTGCGAAAGGCTTCACCAAAGGTCAGGCGGTAGCCGTGCTCATCTGCCCATAAAATCAGCCTGCCGATCATCACGGTGAATAAGGCTTGTTTCTCTGAAAGTGTCATTGTTTAAATTTCCCTTTTAATAATGCGCTTCCACGCTTTTTAAGCCACATTTCAACTAGCTGGTAACCTGCGATCCCGAAAGCGGTACCAATCCCCGTGACCGCTAAAGGTGAGATATTGGGGAACCAAATCAGCGCGGCACCTGCCATGACTGAAATTGCGGCTCCCAGAAAGACACGCCCGAAAAACAAGCGGGCGGTAATTTGTTCGTCACTGGTGAGGATTTTGCCAACAGCAATAAGCACCCCCATAAAAAACAAAGTGATAAATGTTTTTTCATGTTCTTCCATGAACACTTTTCCTTTTAACCGATTAATTTATCTGTCAATTCTGACTCAAGGTAAGGAATGCCATCCAAGCGCACAAAATCAGGGCTGGTGACAAGGAACTTCACTTTTAAATTGACTGTAGTACCGCCTTTCGGGTCATGGTCTAAAATGTCCGATAGCAGCAATTTGCAGCCAAAGGCCTCCACTTTCATTTCCTCGCCGCCTGCTTTGGCGTACCACATCAAATCCACTTCGGGGATGCTGCGCCATGAGCCAGCTGCACGGGCTTTAGCTTTTAAAGTGGCTAACGCTTTGGTGCTAAATTCCAGCTCACCTTCGCCAGACACATCCCCCGAAACCCAACCATCGGGCACGCCATTGGTTTGGGCGACGCCTGTGTTATCCGTAAGGTTTAACGTTGATTTCTCAACATGAATGAGTGAGCCGTCTAGGTTGAAATCAAACGACTGACCCGAAATCCGTTTACTCATGCTGCCCCCTCCAAGCTGGTATCTAAGATCACACTCGCTTCAATGCCTTTCGGGCACTCATACGTGCGAACCACAAAATAGACTGCGACTTTGGTTTTACTCATCCACGTAATGACCACATCGCTATCTTGTGGCGGTTTGCATTCCCCTGGGAACGTAATGCCGTTGATTTGGCTAGAACGCGCCATTTCACGCATCACACGGGCAAAATAGCTTTTGTGGGTTTCAATGGAATTGGGCGTACTGTTTAAGCTACGGTCACCAATTTTGGCAATTGCCCGAATGCGCACATTTCGCGCCACTTTATCGACAATGCGCAGGTTTTCGATGTTTTGAAAGTCACCGCCTTCCACATCTAACGTGCGCCCATCTGCCCAGTACAAACCGTCGTAATCGGGGTACCACATCGGCACACTGAGGCGGTTTTTCTCTAACGCCTGCAAAGTCGCTAAATCAATCTCTTTGCCTGTGCCATCAAGGGGTAGCGTTGCGCCCATGTCTTTTAATGCGCCTGTTTTTACCCGCGCAGGCGTGTCCGCGATGGTCACCGAACGAGTACATAAACGGCCAGCCAATACCCCCACTTCTTTGCCCCACAGTTGCGGTACCAGTTGCACCGACGGGGCAGCAATGCCTTTTTGCAACGTAATAATGCGAGCCACATAATCTGGCCAGCTTTCGTCTTTGGTGGGGGTATCCACGGTAATGATTGACCATACCCAGCGGCCATATTTGGCGATTAAGGTTTCACGCAAGGTATTGGCGGCATCAATCACTTCTTTGCTGGCCGCGGTCAATAAAACGTAACCCTCCACACTCGCCACATCTTGCGAGGCAATCACCACATCCACAAAATCCAGCGGCTCAGCATCAACCGCCATCACATGAAGATAAGCCGACCAGTTTTGCCCCGCGTTATTCATGGCGGCCATCACATTGCGTTTCAGTGCGCTATCTTCACGGCCTAACACATCATCAAAATCCGTTTGTGTGTTGACGGAAACCGTTTTGCCCACGTTGGTATTGCCTGTTCCCACAAACAATACCGTGCGTTCAACCTCTTTGGTTTCCCCTTGTAGCTGATTTACTTGGTTCACCTGTACAGATGGCCATGTCATAAAAAATCCCTCTTTTATGGTTATTTAACCAAACCCAATCCCTTGCAGTTGCCGTGCGAGGGTTTTTTCAAATTCATCTTGATTGATGCCCAAAAACTCACGCGCTGGCACATCAATCACCCATGAATTTTGCGGTGTCTCATCGCTTAAGGTGCGAATTAATAAACCTGCTTTAGCAAAGCTCATCCCGCTCTCAATGGCTTTAACAGGCGGTTTGCGCCAGCCTTTGCCTTTGCGCTCCTTGTACCCCAGCGCCCGTAACTTTTTGGCTTGCTTCTTGGTGGCTGGCCGTGTTTTATCGCGCTCAGATTTAAAGCTGGATTTATTCACGGTCACGTTCATGCCATGTTGTTGCGAATACCCCACAACACCCGCAGGAATGTGTTTTTTTCCATTGCAGTATTTGCCCCCTTTGAGGTAAATCCGCACACTTTCGGTTTCGGGCAGTTCCTTGATGTGCAGCACTTTGGGCATATTGCGCAGCATCTTTTTACGCCAGTTTCCCTGGCGCTGTGGCCACGGTTCGCCCTCGGGCGTTTGTTGGTTGCGAACATTGCGTTTTGCTGCCGCTATTACGCCATATTTCGCGATGCGCCATAATAAGCGTTGGCGTTTTTTCGGGGTTAAATCAAACCGCTTAAGCGCCTCTTGCAGCGTGTTAAATTGGCCTTGATTTAACTGGCCACTTATCATGCGTGAACACCTGCAATATCAGCCTCTTGGGCAATCCATACATCAGGGTTGCACAGCGTCCAACGCTTACCATCCATCGGCACAATGCCGTTTTCGTCCTCTCGCATGTTGACGTTCTCTGCCAATTGCAGCGTAACAATCACCACCGCTTGGTGGCTTTCATTTAAATCCACATCCATGGATGGGCGTTCTAAATCCAATTGAATATCATCGATATCGTCATTTTCATTGAGCCACGCATCAATCAAAATACCGATGTAATCAGGGTTCACTTGGCGATAGGGAAAACGCCCCCAAGCAATCGTCGCGTCATATTGTTTGATATGCATTCGGTATTGGTCATTGCCCAAATCGCGCTGCGCAGGGATGAACTGAATGCTGTCCATGACGCTGGAAAACTCTACATTGCACACGCCATCGGGCAAGTTAGCCTTTAAAAAGGCGGTTAATTGCTGCAATTTGCTCATATCATGGTCACCGTGGCACGTTTTAAGCCTTTCATGTTGCGGATCACTAATGAGGATTCCGCTAACAGTCGGTTACGCAGTTCAGGGCTTTCTTGCTGCGAGTTCGGGGCACGGTTCACGATGGAACTGTATTCTCCCAGTAAATCCGCTTTGGCGCGCGCAAACACCGCTTTTAAATACTGCGCACATAAGGCATTACGGCCATTTCGTTGCACACCTGGCACCGCTGCCGCTTGGTGATACCCTTTGGCATAATGCTGATTTTTCACGCTTATCAGCTCACCATTGATTTCAGTGATAGTGTTCAGTAGCGCATCGGCTAAAAAATCCGTATCGATACTGCTTGGTAGCGAACGGCTTTTCTGAAACTCCAGTAAATCCACATCTGGCCAAAAACCGTCATTGGTAATGATTTCTTGGCGATAATTACCGCTATTACCATCAAACATGGGTTGTCCTTAATGTAAAAAGTGGGCAAGGCCAGCTTCCTTGGCCAATTGCAATCAATTGCATTGCCTCAGCTGCGCCCACTTGGCTTGCGGTAGTCATTCGGCAGTAAGTGCCCGCAGTCGCATAGCAATGCGCGTGCGATGGGTTCTTACGCCACTTTTCGGGTTTAGCTGATGCGCCCTTGCAAGGTAGGCATCGGCTTTTTCTAAATCATCCACGTTATCAATGGCACTGGCTTTCGCTTCGCTGTTATCCCCTTTGAGAATTTCCAAAGCCGCGAACTTGTACCACTTAGCCTTAATTTTTTCGTGAACTCGCCATTTTTCGGTGACGTTGTGAAACGTGCGTGAAAAATAGGGCTCAATGGCATGACCTGCTTCGCTTTCAAGCTGTGCCCATTGCAAGATGGTGTCAGCCACAAAGGCAGGAAAGCCACTTTTAAAGCCTGTTGGGGTGAGCTGTCCTTGCTCAATGGCGATGTCCGCCCAATCCAATCCGTGTTGGAATTCCCCCACATCAAACAGCCACACGACACAGTAGGCAAAAATCGGGTTTTTATAGATTTTCCCGTCGTCCAGATAACGCTGGGCAGTCGGCAGATAATTGGGCAAAAACTCCTGCCGTTTTATCTCGGTGCGTTCTGCGTTGGTCATCCCTTTGAGCCGTGCGGCATCCTTGTCAACGGCACGCGCTTGTAAGTGCATACTTTCGCCATCCGCAATGGCAATTGCCTGTTGCTGCTCCAGCTTTTGGCGCATTTCCACTTTTAAGCGGTGGCGTTGACCGGGTGATAACATTACTCTGTCTCTACCGTGTCTTTCGGCTCAACGAGTTCACCGATAGTGACCGCTGACTCATCAATTGCCCCGTACAGCTCAGGGTATTCCAACGCATAGCCCTCGTTACGGAGGTAATTGTTTTCATACTGTTTACGGTCATCCACAAACTCTGCTTTGCGTTGGCGCGTATTGCGCTGCGTGTACAGGTGCAAGTTGGATAACGTGGTGACCACTAAGCGTTTCCCTGGCATAAATGGCGGGATGTAGGCGGCACGGCCAGCAATAGTGGTACCCAGTAATTGTGCGGCAATTTTCTCCGTTGGGCGGTCAGCGGCTTGATATAAGCGATGCTGTTCAGCGGCGACCAAGTCAGCACCCACTAACACCACAAGGCGTGGGTCGGTACGGTATTGCACAGGAATACAAGTGTTTACCACTTCTTGCGCCATCGCATCGAGCGAACGGAAATCGCCTTTTTCATCCAAGGTGATGGATTCGGAGATCACTTGTTTTCCACCGTCCCATTCTTTGGCGATTTGGTGCCAACCTTTATTCACATCCTCCCCGTTCGGGTACTCTTTCGCATCGGTGCTATCGGCCACATGGGTACCGTTAAAACCAATACGCAGCATGTCGAGGGCAAAGCTTTCATTAACGAAATTTTGCATCCGTTGGTAAAACTCATTTTCACCGCCTGAGTTTGCCCAAACGGACAGCACATCCCACGGTAAAAACGCCCCTGAGTCGGTTTCGGCTAATTTATACTCATTGCCATCAATCCCCGTTTCACGCATGAAACGGCCGCCTTTCTTACGCCCCGTGAATAACCCTGGGTTACCCACGGAAATCACTTGGCCAGCCAATTGGTCAACGTCCGCACAGTAAATCAAGTTGAGAAATTCAACCGATTCCATGATGGCTTTACGTAACGCAATTTCTTTCGGTTCGGTGATGGCAAAATATTTCGACGCATCATCAATGTTGTATGAGCGTTCAAGGCCTGATTTATGGCCTTTTAAATACGTTCTGGCCGTATTGTTTAAAAACATGGAAATCCCTCTCCAAAATTCAGTAATGGGCTCTGATCACAATGGATTAGAGGTGTACAAACTCTTTACGGCCTGCGGGGTTTTTCCCTGGGAGCTGGGTCGCCACTTTACTGAATGATTTGGTGATTTCCGGTAAATTGTCGCGCAGTTTAGCGAAATCTTCGGTGTCTACCACGTCTTTTACCACTTCCACATCACTTTGTGCTTGTTCCAACATGGTTTCTAATTCAGCGATTTTAGTCAGCGCTGCCGCTAAATCTGCCGCCATACCGGATAACACCTCATCATCTACGGTGGTTTCGGTTGGCTTTTCTTCTTTGACTTCTTCAATGCCAAAGTGCTGACGCCATGTTTTCTTTGCGAGTTTTGCCATTTTTCGTTTTCCTTGTTTTTGACGACTAAAGTCAAGCCTGGTCGTTCCTACACTGGCTGGGGTGTCCGTTACCGCCAAGCCCTCTAAATATGTCACGCCTGAATTGCGAAAATCGGTATTCATTTCAACTGAGGTAAACACCCCCGGTTTTGGCTGTTCATTTCCAATAAACGGGCAAACGGCCGCAATACGGCATACAAACGTAATGTATCGCTTTCGTCGGTATCCGCTTGTAACTCAATGACCTCACCCAGTGGGTCACCGCGGTCTTCACCTGGCTTATTGTGTCGAGGCCAAATCATGGCGGTGTACAAATCGGTATCATAGGTTTCTGCCATTTCGATAATTTCCTCGGGCAGAATTTCCCGACCATCAACGGTTTCACCTTCCGTGGCAATGCAGAGCCATGTTGTGCGTAATTGCGACATTCAAAATCCTTAGCTGCATTCCGTTCCTTTTGAGCCATCAGTATTGCCAATTCTTATTCACGGTGCGAATGGTTGAGTTCGGTTATCCGGCCATTACCGAAAACAGGTAGATGCCTGCAATTTCTGAACATTGCACAATGGCACCACTATGGCTAAACACTCAGATGCAAAAATACAGGTCGCCAAGTCACTTTACTTGCGACGCTATACCCCCGCTGAAATTGCGGAGGAACTTAACCTGCCTAACAGGCGGATTGTCTACTATTGGGCGCAGAAATGGTGCTGGGCGGATATGCTCAACCATGAGAGCGTGTTGGAGGCAATTAACCGACGCATTGCGCTGTTATCGGAGCGCAATAAAAAAACGGCACTTGAATTGGAGGAGCTCGACAGGCTAATTGCTCATCACGTCAAATTGATGGCGCAGGCCAATAAGCACAAAGAAAAGCTGGCTGAAATCAAAGCGCAAGCGGAGTCTGGCAGGGAATACAGTGCAAGTGGCGATGGCGAAACCAAGAAAAAACGTCGTTATAAGAAAAATGATATCTCTGAACTGACCCCTGATGACTTTCAAAAGTTCGCGGATGAAATGCTGTTTGGTTACCAAAAACACCTGCGCATTAATATTAAGAAGGCGATTCGCAATATCCTCAAATCACGCCAAATCGGGGCGACGTGGTACTTTGCCTTTGAAGCGTTTGAAGATGCGGTACTCACGGGCGACCCGCAAATTTTCTTATCCGCTTCACGGCCGCAAGCCGAGGTATTTCGCTCCTATATCGTCAATATCGCGGATAAATTCTTTGGTGTCACGCTTACGGGGAACCCTATCCGTTTAAGCAATGGCGCAGAGCTACGCTTCTTATCCACCAATAAAAACACCGCCCAATCTTACAGTGGCCATCTTTACTGTGATGAATATTTTTGGGTACCTGATTTTAAACGCCTGAATGAAGTGGCCTCTGCGATGGCGACCCACGACAAATGGCGCACCACCTATTTTTCCACACCCAGTGCTAAAACCCATCCCGCTTACCCGTTTTGGACAGGTGACGAGTGGCGCGGTAGTGATGCCAAACGTAAGAATGTGGAATTTCCCTCATTCGCAGAAATGCAAGACGGTGGCCGTGATTGCCCCGATGGTCAATGGCGCTATGTCATTACCATTGAAGATGCCGTCCGCAATGGGTTTAACCTGGCATCCATTGAAAAACTGCGCAATCGCTATAACAAAGACACCTTTAACATGCTGTATATGTGCGTGTTTGTCGACAGTGGCGCATCCGTTTTCAAATATAACGACCTTGAAAAATGTGCCATCGATATTGGTGTTTGGGATGATCACGATATTAATGCCGCACGGCCATTTGGTGATAAAGAGGTTTGGGGCGGCTACGACCCTGCACGTTCGGGGGATACCTCCACCTTTGTGATAGTCGCACCGCCTTTGGTCGCAGGTGAATATTTTCGCATTCTCGCCACCTTTTACTGGCAGGGCATGAGCTGGAAGCACCAAGCCAAACAAATTCAAGACCTGTACAGCCAATACCGTTTTACCCATATTGGCATCGATACCACGGGGATTGGTCACGGGGTGTATGAGATGGTGGCTGACTTTGCCCCGCGCGTCACTACCGCCATTCATTACAGCCAAAACACCAAAACCCAACTGGTGCTCAAAATGATTGATTTGGTGGACGAACAACGCATTGCCTGGGACGTCGAGCAAAAAGAAATTATGGCCAGCTTCTTAGCCATCCGGCACACCACCACGGGCAAAGGGGGTTCGATGACTTTTATCGCGGATCGCAGTAAGGAAACAGGACACGCGGACGTGTTTTTTGCCACGTCACACGCGGTTAGCAACGAGCCGCTAAACAATGAAAGACAGCGTAAATCTAAATATAAATTTCAAAAGGCTGCATGATGAGTAAGAAAAAGTTACGGAAAACAGCACAGAAACAAACTACAAGCCAAAAATCGATGAACATCATCACATTAGGCAAGCCAGAACCGATTTTAACCACCCATACGGAATACCAAAACATTTGGTATGACAATGATTATGACCATTACAGCTTACCGATAGACCGCACCGCTTTGGCGCAATTGGTGAATTTAAACGGCCAACACGGGGGTGTTATTCATGCGCGTTCCAATATGGTGTTATCGGATTATCAGGGCGGTGGCCTGACGCATCAGGAGCTGCGCGCCAGCGTATTGGATTATATTGTGTTTGGCGATACGCCCATCTTAAAGCTACGCAATTATTACGGGGAAGTGGTTGGGCTGCATGTGCTGCCTGCGCTGTTTATGCGTCGTCGTAAAAATGATGATTTTGTGATTTTGCAAGAAGGCGAACCGATGGTGTATACCCCTGACGATGTGATTTACATCAAGCAGTATGACCCCCAACAGCAAGTTTATGGCATTCCCGATTATATCGGGGGCATTCATGCGGCCATGTTAAACAGTGAGGCCACTATTTTTCGTCGTCGTTACTACCACAATGGGGCGCACACTGGGGGCATGATTTTTTGTAATGACCCGATGCTAACCGATGAAGTGGAAACGATGATCACCAAAAAATTAGAGCAAAGCAAAGGGATTGGTAACTTTGAAACCATGTTCGTGCATATTCCCAATGGGGATGCGGACGGTATCAAGTTTATTCCTGTGGGGGATATTTCGGCCAATGATGAATTTAGTAATGTGAAAAATATCAGTGCGCAAGATATTTTAACCGCACATCGTTTCCCTGCGGGGTTGGCGGGGATTATTCCTGGCAATGTGGGCGGCTTAGGTGACCCACGCAATGCCCGTGAAGCCTATCGACAAGATGAAATTATTCCTGTTCAGCGCATGTTTGCCAATGCGATAAATAATGATGGTGAGGTGCCCGATCATTTAAAGATCACTTTTCAAGAAGATAGCGGCAAATTGAATCAAGAATAATGCAATATTAATGATAATTATGGGTTTTTATCGTCATAGGGAAATGAAAAATGTGTAAAAATAAGCTAAAATTACGGGGTCATTATCAAGCGGAGATTTGGAACATGCGAGTATTAAAAATATTCTGCCCTGAGTGCGGGGAAAAAGCGATTATTCGTAAATCAAATAGAAAGCATCGTGAAATTTCAGATCTCTATTGTGCATGCAGTGACGTCGAATGCGGCCACACTTATGTGTTAAGCCTGACGTTTGACCATACGATTAGCCCGAGCGCGAAAAGTAATAAAATGATTGGTTCGATGATACAGAATTTAAACCCAGAACAGCGCCAAATGGCGCTAGACTTGTTAAAGTCCAGCCCCGTTTAAAGCTATTTTTCGTTGGTCACTTTCGAGTGACTTTTTTATTTTATGTTTCTCAATTCTGCGTGTGTCCTCTGCAATTTCCATAATCAGCGCTAATACAACTTGGCGCTCTTTATCATTACATAAATCCAAACTCCCAAATCTGGCGATGATTTCTATCCGTTCCAACGCCACTGACGCCTCTAGCATCTACATGATCCTCTTACATAAAATCACTTTACTGGTTATTTATACAGTAAATTTACCTAGTATGAAAGAGGTAGTTTAAAATTTTTTGATCGATTAGAATTCTGTGCAAATTTTGATAGGGGGTGGTATGGCTGATTTCTTACATAATATAAACATAGCTAGTGCTGATTTTTGGAACACATTATGGCCATACATACGAATAATAACTATTTTCGGTGCGTGTTTTGCTATTTACTTTGCTTGGCAAAAATTATTTTATAAATTAGCTGTAAGCCCTATTATCAGTGGTAATCTTTATACTGATACACAGATTTCTGATGTGTATATATCAAACAAAAAAGATAGAACCGTAGTTATATGGTCTATAAATATAGTAATAGATAATGACTTATCATTTAATATATTTAAACCTAAATCTCCAATTATTTTAAAAGGATTTGAATCTATTAAAATAGAGATAGATAAATATTCTTATCTTCTTGTAGATGGTGAAAAAATAAAAATAGATTATATTAATAGCAATATTGATTTTTATATAAATGTTGGAGATAAAATAATTAAGGGGATGATTGAGAAAAAAGCAAATTTTACTGAATTAAAATATAGGAATATCATGAAAGTAAATGTCAACCATAAAGGTCACATATACAATGAATCAGTAAAATATATGCTTGAATATAATTTTAATGGACATGAGAAAATTGCATTTTTTGGTAATGATGGTTACATAGGAAATGAGTGGGGATTTTCACCAAACCACATGGGTAAATTTGATTATGATGAGAATGACATAAAAAATTTATTAGTTAATTATGGTTTTGATAATCACTTTTCTAATTACAGATGTACTAAAGTTAACCATAGTGAACATAAATTAACGGAAGTATTTAGAAAAACAATACCGTGAATAAAAGTATTATACTAATTGAAAATGTTATTTTATTATAAGGGTTTAATATGATTGGGTTATCACCTATTGAACAAATGCCAGTGATTATGTTACTAGTCACAATAGCAGTACTTTTTGCCATATCTTATTTAGTAACTGATGCATCCTTAAAAGGAACTAGAGAGGTTTCTTTTGAGATAAAATCAGATAGCTTAGATAAGCAATACTTGTTTTGGTTAGGAATTATAGTGCCTATTGGTATTTTCTTTTATCTAGAATATTTTGTTTTTCTATCTAATGAGATAAGTTTCAATTCAACTGGATTTAAAGCTTTTTTTGATGAAAGTAAGCTTCCATTAGGTGTACTGGCACTATCTCCTATCTTTGGAGTTATAGTTTCTAATATTCATCGAACAATACAAACTGAAAAGCAAATAGCAGTCACTGAAAGAAAAAATATTGCGGATAGTTTTTACTCTCATAATAAGTATATCGTTGAAGAATTTAAGCTAATAAAAGAAGATAGTGTCGCTTTTGATATTGCATTTCAAATTTCATTCCCTAATAAGCTCTATAAAATAATATATAAAGAATCGAGTATAAAAGATGGTGGCAATGAAGATGTAAGTTATTTTTTTGTTTCAAGAATAAATTCTTATTTTTTATTCATAAATAAAGAACTGCTTGTAGTAGAAGATCTTGTAAAAAATATAGATTCGTATTCTTTTGGTGAATTCAATAGAAACTTGACTAAGGCATTTTTTGAATTAGATAAAAAAATCAAAAACATCTTAAGCTATAATCAAACAAAAACTATTGGAAATCCCATATTAGAATACTTAAAAAAATCCACACTTGACTTAGAAAATGAAATAAAAGGATATAATAAAAACAATGAAAGTATTAAATCGTTATTAAATGAATATAGAAAATATCATTTATCAAGAAAGGGACTAAATTATATCATTATATACACACAATCAGTATTAAAATTAATAGATAAAGTGTTTGATACAATTAATGTTGAGCAAACTAAAGAGGAACTAAATTGCATGGTCACTTTATCAACAAAACTAATGAAGTTACGAACTCAAGTACATCAGAAAGAAAATAAGTTAGAAAAATCGATGGATGATTATCTATCTGATTTTTAATATAAATTTATGAATTATATTTTTGCTATTTTTACTTTTCTGCTCTTTAGTCACAATCCTTTGAATATGGCCATTTCCGTGAAACCTCACGCTTTGGCCACTCTCTGTATAAACAGCTCCTTTCCATAACGAAAGCAACATTGGTTTATCTTTATCTGGGTCAAAATTTATCCCAATCGACTTGGCCGCATCCACAATATTATTGATGGCCACGTTCCTATCTTTAACCGTACCGAGAACCTCCGTACAGTTATTGACAGAACTCCAAGGGGCGCTAATCGCGCCATTAAAACCAGCCTCCGCTTTCGCTTCGGCTAACTTCGGGACAATCTGCCAGTTCTTAACACGTGTGATAATTGGGGAGTCGTTACCCACTAAAGTACAGTAAACCCCCTTGATGCAATCGACGGGCTCACCGTAGGCGTTGGTCTTTTCTTCACGCTCATACCAAAGACGTGCAATAAGATCAGCACGACGGACAAAGGCATCACCTTGTAATTTCGTGTACTCGCTCCAATTGCTTGTATCTGCCGCTTTGTGGACTTCGGCAAACTCAACATCTAAACCTGTTGATGCTTCGACATCATCACCCATACGACGTAATTCACGCCATACAGACACTGGTGCGCCACCTATTTGCTGAAACTGTCTAATTTTATGATGTGATGCCCAAGCCGAAACCGAACGCGCCATTTCTTTGGCTTTTTGTCCTGTTTCTTCGTCAATTTCATCGTCCATCGCGTACCCGTCGATATTCTTTGAAATGTATTTAGCGATATAACCCGTCGCACTGCCTTTCTCTTTATCAATAGGCTCTACATGAAAACGGGCTTTTAGCGCTTTATAAGATTGCAGTTCTTCCGAATCTTCCAACCGCGCGTAATAACAAAAGATATCGCGCAGCTCGTCGACTTGTTCAGGGCGAACAAATAACAACATGTGCCAATGAGGTGTGCCATCGTGATGAGGTTCGACAACGCGAAAGCCAAACACTCGAATACCAGCTCTTGCATAGGCCGCTCTGATTTTTTGCCAAACGCCACAAAGGTACTTTTGTGTTGCACGTGGATCATTACCCATCCAATTAGTGACAAAGCCACCTGCTTGATAGGCTGAATGATATTTTGATGGTGCGGTGATGGTATAGAACTCGCCCACACAGCCCATCTCATCAGCTAAATCCTCAAAGCCACGCATCCGCGCCATCAATTCGCAACGACGAACGGCAGGATTAGCCACGCTACCTAATACCATTTTTGATAAATCAGAACGGTTGCCGTCCTCATCTTCTAACTCAAAATCTTTTAGGTATTGCCAGTTAGCACGCTTTTGTTCTACCCACCGATGCAATGTCGTTTTGGAGACATAAGGGGACGCTGATTTTTGAACCTGGCCAATCGCAATGGCTAGGTGTTCACGTTTTACATCACACAAACGTTTTAAACGGCGGTACCACCACGCAGTGTCAAACATGCGTAGCAGTGCTGCACATAGCTGATCGTCGGTTGGTTTCTTGCGGCCATGCATGAATTGTTTCCAATAAGGGGGCTGAGTGCCTGATTGCAGCGTTAATTTAGCGATAAATGAATAGGTTTTATCTAAGTGCTCACGGGCTACATACTCATTTTTTGGGTCGTTATTCGCGTATTGCTCTGTTGCTGACTGGTAGTTTTCACTCATAAAGCTAGCAATATCACTGGCTAGTGATTTGATAACCGTTCTATCTAACTGCGCAATATTTTCTAGTTGTTCAATAAAAGGAAATGGCACGTTACCCGATGCATAGTGTTTAAATTCATACTGTTTCATCACACGTTCAAATCGTGGCAATACATTCTTAGCGGTTTTGCGTAAAAATTCATTGGCACGACGACGACCTGATTTTTTAAAGATTTTGGCGTATTTGGTAGCAAAATAGATGGCAAGGAAATCGGGGACGTGCGCAATGATTTCATGACGCCACTCGGCATCATCTCTATTGGCATCCCACATAATGCGTTCAGCCAGAGTCACTGATTTCGGCAACTCTGGCTTATTGGCTTCTTGATGGCGACGTATTGAAATATATACGTCGCTATTGTGTTCCTGCGCTTCAAACATAATTCAGTTCTTGCGTCTGGTGTTCGATGTGATTGGCTTCACTTTCTAACAGTTGCGCGATTTGCGCATAATCCAGCTTGTCTTTCATGACTTGATTAGAAAGGCGACGTAAACGAGAAGCGAAAATAATCGAACGCGTATTCTTTTCATCTTCACGGTTCTGCTTTATGACAGAAAGCATCGTCGTATCTTCACCATTACCTAAATCATATACAGGTGTAAACATCGGTTCTGGTATATTCATTTATCTGTTTTCCTAAATTTAGCGTGTAAAAAGCCCTGACGCGCTAACGTCATTAATTTTTTGTCGGTTATTTAATTAAGGGGTAAAGCTAAGTTTTTTGGTAAAAATGCGCTAATTGCTTTTATGTGATTAATGGCTTTAACGATATTAAAAATCTCTTTCGTAGTGAGATCTTCAAATTGGCAATCATGGCGGCTTTTATCAATATTTGCCATATAGAAAATCACGCCTAAAAATTTTTTATTTTCTTCGTGATGCTCATTAAAACGGTCGCGCATTTCTTTGATAAAATATTTCAGCTCATCATTTTTTAAACCAAAGTGTTTTGATTTAATTTCGGATGTTTTATTAAGCCCATTAATGCGCTGATCTAATTGCAGATATTGGGCGCGTTGTTCTAGCTCTATCGGGTTCTGATACATAATTTTCACCTATATTCTCGAAACTATATAAATAATGGCAATAGCAATCACTGAAAGAACCACATTTGAACCACTGCTAGTTTCTGCCTTACTGATAGTTTTTTCTTTAAATGAATCGCCTGTAACTTTGTATTTATATTGCTGCTTGTGTGCTTGAGTCATATTGTCCTCACACCATTGATTGGCCAAAACCTACCACCGTATCAATCGCGGATACTAATGCAGGGTTTGAATGAAAACGTGCTGAGATGGTGACACCAACTAAGGCTAAACAACGGATCGCGTTATTCACGCTTTGCTTAATTTCCGCTGACCGTATGCTGTTGATATGCCCACCATCAACCACATGGTTGGCTAATTTGCCGACCTCTGCGGTTGCTCCTAATAGATAACCTTGAACATTGTTATCACCAATATCCGTCATAGGGACGGATGGCTGGCAATTCAGTTGCTCCAGTACACCATCTAATAATGATGGGTCTTTGGTGGCATCGGTTAACTTAAACAGGTCAGCACAGGTCACTAAGTGCGGCTGTTCGGGGTTGAGCTTGTTGCGTAACATTTGTGGGTTCATGCCGATATCATTCGCAATCTGAACAAGCTCACCTTTGTGTGATGTGGCAAATGCCCGACAGGCATTATCAAAGTGCGCTTGTTTGGAAACCTGATAATCAAACATGGTTTAAATTCTCCAAAAGCGAATAATCAGTTACGCATTAAGCGAAACATCACAGCCTTTCGATGCATCCGTGTAAAGCGCAAGTAGGTTAATCAGTACTTTTCCTCGTTTCATGTCGGCAGATTTGCCACGGACAGGCAAACGACCATCGGCAATCATGTCGCGGATGGTTGATTTTGAAAGCCCTGAGTGTTGGCTAAATGCCTCAATTGTGAGATAAGGGGATGGAATGTTAATTGAAATTGTAGGTCTCATAAGGCAAAATCTCCTGTTAGTGAGTTATTCAGTGGTATTCAGTAGTATTTGTGAGTTTACTTGATGGAAACTTTACTTCACCTAAGGTGAAGTGCCAACGTCAATTAAGCTATATTTTGTATTTCGTAAAGTTTGCGGGAATGAAAATGAGCGACTCTTTTGATTTTGTTTCATGTGAAAACAGTGGTGCTGTTCTAGACAGGATCATGGAAGCCTATGGTTTTTCATCAAAAATGATGCTGGCTGAACATTTTAATATGGGGGCTAGCGCAATTTCGGGAAGATATAAGAGAAATATATTTCCTGCGGATATGGTTGTTCGGTGTATGCATGAAACGGGGGCTAATCTTGAATGGTTAGTTTGGGGAACGGGTAATCCTTTCGATAATGAAAGGGTGGATTTACTTCGATTGACTAACTTCAAACTAATTGATGGCATGCTCCAACATGCAAGTAGTGTGATGTTTGATAAAGTGATGTTATCGCCTAAAAAGCCATTACCTAATGACTCTATAAGTGTTCAAGTTGATGGTGACTATTACATTGTTGATAAAACATTTTCTGATGTATTCGATGGTAAATGGTTAGTGAATATTGAAGGGAAAATAAGTATTAGAGAACTTACCCGAATTCCAGTTCAACGTGTACGTGTTGCTGGCGTAGGCATGGCGTTTGATTGTGAGTTGAAAGACTTAGAGATCATTGGGCGTGTTGTTAAAGGGATTGAGGATTATTGATATGGCGAAAGATAAGAAAGAAGTTAAAACAGAAACCCAAGAACCAACTGATGTAATTGAAGTTGATGCTGAAAAAGAAAAAACTTGCTTTGTTATTATGCCTATATCTGATCATCCAGACTATGATGATGGTCATTTTAAGCGAGTTTACGACCATATTATCTCACCTGCATGTAAAAAAGCAGGGTATAAACCTGTTATAGCAACGGATAGTAAAGCATCTAATTTAATAATGTTTAATATTCTAAAAAACATCGTTGAATGTGACATGGCAATTTGTGATTTAAGCACAAAGAATGCAAACGTATTTTATGAATTAGGTTTAAGACAGGCATTTAATAAAAAAACAATTTTAATAACAGATGGGAAAGAAAGAGAACCCTTTGATATAACTGGGTTTAGATATGTGAAATACTCTCCTAGCTTACGTATTGATACAGTTGAGCGTAATGTGACTGATATTGCGGACATGCTAAAGGAAACTGAATTAGCTGATGAAAATGATATCAATTCAATTACTAGCCTATTAAAGATACATCCGGCAAGTATTGATAAAAGTAAAGAAATAGAATTAAGTAATGAAGGCACTATGATTATTAAAATGCTTGATTCGGTTATTAGTAAATTAAATAATGAAAGCTATGAGGTAGTGAATAGTACATTTAGTCGTCGAGGCTATAATAATAATTCTAAATTCACATTATTTAGTATTTTAAAGAATAAAAATATAGATCCTTTTTCACTGATTTATAGACATAAGGATAATGAAATAGGAAAATTAATGGCGATTGGTAAAAGTAATTTATATTTTAGCGGTGTGAAATCTGATTATAGTGTTGATTTGGCTAGGGAGTTATCCATACCTAATAGTGAAGATACCCAAAAAGAAATATATGTACTATATATACATAAAAATAACAATTAATAATGACAATAAAAAAACAAACAGACGGCCGTTGGCAAGTTGAGTCATACCCTAATGGTCGAACAGGTAGACGAATAAGAAAGTTATTCACCACAAAAGGTGAAGCTATAGCCTATGAGCGCCATATCGTTGAGCAGACGGAAGATAAGCCGTGGCTAGGTGAAAAGCAGGATAGGCGCAAGCTGACTGAATTAGTGGACACCTGGTATCGTGCGCATGGTGTGACGTTAGGGGACGGTGAGAAACGCCAGTCACTTATGATTTTTGCTTGCGATGCAATGGGTGACCCGTTAGCCACTGAATTTAATGCCAAAATGTTTTCGGTATATCGTGAAAAGCGCTTAAGCGGTGAAATAACCCGTACTGAACGTTTAAAAACAGTCACACCCCGTACCGTCAATTTAGAGCTGGCTTATTTTAGAGCCATGTTTAATGAATTAATTCGTCTTGATGAGTGGGGCTTAGAGCACCCATTAGCCAAAGTTCGTTCTTATAAAACCGACGAACAAGAAATGGCATTTTTAACAGATGATGAAATTAAGCTGTTATTAACTGAGTGTGAAAATAGCTCATCGGCTGATTTAATTCATGTCGTTAAAATTTGTTTAGCGACAGGTGCTAGGTGGTCGGAGGCTGAGAATTTAACCGCCATACAGATTCGCAATAATACGGTGACCTTTACTAAAACAAAAGGGAAGCGCAACCGTTCTATTCCTATCAGTGAAGATTTAATTGCAGAATTACCGAAAGGTAAAGGCTCTAAGCGGTTATTTAAATCCTGTTATTCTGCGTTTCGTTCTGCATTAAAGCGCACAGGTATTGAGTTACCAGAGCGACAGTCATCACATGTTTTACGCCACACCTTTGCATCTCACTTTATGATGTCCGGTGGGAATATTTTAGTATTACAAAGAATCCTTGGGCATACCGATATTAAAATGACAATGCGGTATTCCCATTTCGCCCCAGATCATCTTAATGATGCACTGGTTTATAATCCTTTGGTGAAGTTGAAGATATGA